GAGATGATTCACGGTAGTCTCGATACAATGATTAAGTCTGATGAAACACATATCGTGAGTGGTGCGGTTGACTACAACACAAAGGGTATATTACGGACTACATCAGAGACCGAGGCGATCCTTACTTCACCGAGTATTAACATTGATGCAAAAAGTCTTCTTGTTGCAGGGGACTCGGGTACCATGGGTGGTGAGAACATAGTAATGTATAACTATAACATGTATACAGGTCATTCAATTGAAGCTGGTGATACTATTACAACCAATACAGCATACATTACTGAAGTCACAACCTGTAAAGAGTTTATTGGTTCGTTGACTGGTAACGCCGATAACGCTACCGAAGCAGGTCGGGCCGGTTCTGCTCCACTGGGTCCGGGTGGTTCGGCTGGTACGAAGGTAACTGGTACAGCTAGAGCAGTCGATACTAAGGCGACTGTTAAACCAACTAATACTATCATGACTTCATTAATACACGAAGGTGAGATGGCAGCCAAGAAGATCAACCTTGATCCGGGTAATGTACTCTTTAATATGATTAATAGAGTTGCAGACTATGCCGGTGTATCGGAAAGAACACTCGATCTAGCTGAAGTAAGATCTAAATTGAGAGATGTACTTAATCAGGTTAATGAAACATTCATTGGTGCAGTTGTTTCTGAAGGTACACTATCACCCGACTATGGTAATGGTACACCGTCAGAAGTAAAGAGAATTGTAAAGAATGATGCTACTCCACGATTTGTTAGAGGTAAACAGGTTATGGGTAAGAGTGTCGGTGCAGAGGCCAAGAGATTCAAAGGTAAAGTACCAAACGTAACAGAAACATTATATGTAGATCCACAATACGATCCACGATTATTTGATATTGATGCAAGATTTGAGTTACAGAAAGGTGTTAGAATTTCTAAGTTCCTTGGTAGTTACGGAGATAGAACTAACTTTGATCATAAGATAAAGATGTCAGAGAAACAAGAAATTGCACGACATCTTGTACCACACGCCATTCTATTAAGAGAATTCATGGATGATAATGATTTATTTGAAGATTACCGTTTAATTGTCGCAGAGGGGATATATGTTGCATCGAGCACAGAAAATGTTACCACTGGTGGTATCAATTGGCTCAAATCACTGGGACGTACAGTTGTTTATGAACTATACGGCCTTGATGGAGCGAGTGCACACGAGAAGGCGTTTGACCTAGCAACATGGTGGAAAGACAGTTTAAAGTTTGAAAAGATGATACTGGACTATGATACATATGATCCAAATGGTGCGTTGAATACACAGATTATTATTACTATGCCAGAGTTTGAAGCCAATAGTTATAGTGCTACATATGCAAATGAGATTGAAACGAGGTTTAATAATGTAGTACAAAGCACAAATGAACTGATTGAATGCCGCTGAGTTTCGATATAAATAGGAGTACGGAGATTTAATATGCCAGCAAGAGCCTTTTCAATTGAAGACGGTAATACAAACATCAAGAGTCTGATTGGAGCACGCAAAGCTTCATATACAGATATTGACTTGGCATTTGCTGCAAAGCCTGCGGGTGATGTATTTAAGAAGACGAATGCTGCTGCCGTAAAACAAGCAGTAAAGAATTTATTATTGACGAATCAAATGGAGAAGCCATTTGATATCACGTATGGTGGCAATCTATCAGATTTTATGTTTGAGAATGATACAGAAATTGATGTAAATGAAGTGTCGTATCGTATTATTGAAACAGTACAAGCACATGAACCAAGAGCTGAAATACTAGATGTTAATTTAACGCTTAAATCTTCTACCAACGAAGTAAGAGTTACCGTTCAATTCCAAGTAGTTGCAACAAACGAGATTGTTCAACTTGAGTTTCCATTAGCAAGGTTAAGATAAATGGCAAGTACTATTAAATCAACTGACTTAGATTTTACTAACATCAAGCAAAAACTCAAGTCGCACTTTCAAAAGAAAACAGAATTTAACGACTATGACTTTGAGGCATCTGGTCTGTCAAATATTCTTGACGTATTAGCATACAATACTCATGTCAATGGTCTTACCGCAAACTATTCATTAAACGAAGCCTTTCTTACAACTGCACAGTTAAGAAGTTCTGTCGTATCTCATGCACAAACACTTGGATACGAGGTACAATCCTCGACTGCTGCGAAGGCAATTGTTAACCTATCACTGAATCTAACTGGTGTATCTGGTCGACCAGCACAGATTGCACTAGCAAAAGGTACAACATTTACATCTTCTATTGATGGTGTGTCCTATACATTTAGAACTCGAGAAACTTTCTATGCACTTGACAATGGATCAGGTCTATACAACTTTAAAGCTTCTGATGACACAGAAAATATTTCTATCTTTGAAGGTGTAGAGAAAACAAAGACATTTCTTGTCGGTGAAAAAGACGAAAGACAAGTTTACGTAATACCTGATACTACGATGGATACATCGACCGCAGTAGTCGAAGTTTTCGAAACAGCATCTTCCAGTACATTTGTAACATATACACCATTGTCACAGGCGATTAACGTAGATGCTAATACAACTCACTTCTCTATATATGAATCACCTAATGGGTTATATGAGTTAAACTTTGGTGATGGTATATCATTTGGTAAGTCACCGGAACCCGGTGAAAAAGTTGTAGTGACATATCTATCCAATAAAGCAGCAGCAGCCAACAACGGAACAGTATTTGCACCGTCCTCTACAATAACAATTAACAGTGTTGCCTACCCACTCAATACAGTAACAGTAACCGAGTCAACCGGTGGTGCACCAAAACAAACTATTGAATCAATACGACAGTTAGCACCTATCGCCTTTGCTGCACAAAAAAGACTCGTTACATCTCTCGACTATAAGGGTATGATAGAATCAAACTTTCCACAAGTTAAAAATGCTGCTGTCTGGTCTGGAGATCAGAACGTACCAGTTGACTTCGGCGCAATTTACATTTCACTTAATTTCGAAACGGGTACATCAGACACTATAAAGCAAACCGTGAAAGATGCTATCATCGGTAACTATACTAATAATCTATCTGTTATGTCAATGACAACTAAATTTACAGATCCTATTGAAGTGTTTATGGAAATCAATGTAGCATTTCAGTTTGATCCTGCACTTACTGGTAAAACACTTGGTGCAATGGAAACAGACATCTATCAATTTGTACAAAACTATTTTGCCACAAATATAGAAAACTTTGATGCAGTCTTCCGTAAATCTAATATGCTTACAGAAATTGATGCTCTTGATGCTTCAATATTGAATTCATCAGTTACGGTTAGACCAGCATTGAGACAAGAAGTTACTATTAACGCACTTAATACATTTACATTAAATTATCCAGTAAAAATTGCTACACCAGACGATGTGGTGCACCGTGTTACAACATCTACATTTGAATTCAAAGGAGTGACTGCAACAATTAAAAATAGACTGAATTCAAACGTATTGGAAATTGTAGATTTGCTCGATAATGTTTTACTTGATAATGTTGGAGAGTACAATGCTTCATCTGGTACAATATCAATCAATGCATTTGAACCTTCACAAATTACAACCGGTCATTCTTATCTTATTTTCAGTATAGTACCCGAACAAGACTCGGTCATCAAACCATTGAGAAATTATATACTAAAATTAGATACAGCTAAGTCTTCGGCTACGGCAACAGTTGATCGCCAAACCACATCACTGGAAGTAAGTGCATAATATGTCATTTGAAACGCAAAAAGATTATTTTAGACTAGCACCAAACTTCAAGACAAGTTTAGTCAAACAAGTTTTACCAGAGCATTTTACTGATTCATATCCTTCTCTTGTAGCATTCCTTGAAGGATACTACGAGTTCCTCGATTCAGACGATAACTTCGGAGGTGCAATCAATGAACTTCTTACAATACGAGATGTACAGGATACTACTCTTAAAAATCTAGACTTTATATTTGATGAGGTTGCTCTTGGTGTTGCGGGTGGCCAGTTCTTGTTTCCAAGAGAAGCACTAATTAACTTCGGTAACTTTTTTCGAGTCAAAGGATCTTTATATTCAGCCGAAGGATTCTTTCGTGCTTTTTTTAATGAAAATGTAGAAATCATTTATCCAAAAGAAAGATTGTTAATAGTTGGTGAAAGTCAAATTGGTGCTGAAGCTGACGCACTCTTACAAGATGGTAAGATATACCAGATCTTTTCTGTTCTGATTCGTTCACCTATTTCTTTTGTTACATGGGAAGAACTATATCGTAACTTTGTACATCCATCCGGATTCCATCTTGCAGCTGAAGTTGTGCTTGAAGGTATAGGCGAAGTTCCAATTCAAACAGCAGAAGCAATATATGATCCATTTGCAAATATTACAAAGGTATATGCAAATGCTGAGATAACATATGGTACACCATTTGCGAGTGCTTCTTTATTATTACCTGACGATGGAGATGCAGATAGCGCATCACAGAGAATGAATCCATACGTTAAGATGTCTCAATACTCAGCGTTTACACTGGATAGTATTGCATCAATGTATAGTAGTATAGATGAATGGGGTGGATATGTTCTTACTTTTGATGAAGCAGATTCTACAGGATCTGCAGTTAGATTTGATCATACATTAAAGACAATGGATCATCGACAATTCCAAACTTATTCTTATGGTTCAACGAGTACTATCTAGAAATCATTATAAATAACACTAATTAGATTGTAGGATATAAAATGGCACAACAAAATATTAATGTAGGAGCGACCGGTAACGACGGAACCGGTGATGATCTACGAACTGCTGGTAATAAGATAAACAATAACTTCTCCGAAGTATATGGAGATATTAGTGTTTTACAAGCTACTGCTGGTATTGGTGGAAGTGGA